GAAGCAGCCTTTGTTAACACTTATTTGCTACAAGCTGGGCGTGTTGGCGGACAAGCAACCTATGAAATGTACTATCAGTACCAAGAACTAAGTGCAAGACTGTTTGGTGGCTTTGTAAACTTTGATTGGGATAGAGTAAACAAAAAGATTACACTCCTACGTAAGTTTGAAGCAAGCGGCGAAACAATGGTGTTATGGTGTTACAATACACGCCCTGATAGCACTCTTCTTAATGACACAAAAACCCAGCCATGGATTCAAGACTATAGCCTAGCACTAGCAAAGTATACACTAGGTGAAGCACGTAGTAAATTCTCAACTATTGCAGGTCCACAAGGCGGCACTAGCATGAACGGTGACACACTTAAGGCAGAAGCACAAGGTGAGATGCAACAGCTAGAACTAGATCTCAAAAACTACGTAGACGGTAGTGATCCACTCAGCTTTATTATTGGCTAATACACATAAACTTGTTATAATATAAACATGATCGTAGGATTAGTAGGACTTATTGGGTCTGGCAAAGGCACTGTGGGCGACATGCTTATAGAACAGGGCTTTGTGCAGGCTAGTTTTGCAACACCGCTAAAAGATGCTGCCGCTAGTATCTTTAACTGGGACAGAGAAATGCTAGAAGGTATTACACCTGAAAGCAGAGCATGGCGAGAAGTTACAGATACTTGGTGGGAGGAACGCTTAAACATTCCAAACTTTAGCCCACGCCTTGCACTACAACTGTTAGGCACTGAAGTATTTCGTAACCACTTTCACCAGGACACTTGGATACTAAGCATGGAAGCAAGACTACGTGATGCAAAGCATGATGTAGTGATTACAGATGCACGTTTCCCTAACGAGATAAACATGATCCGCAGACAGGGCGGTGTAGTAGTAAGAGTAAAACGTGGTGCTGATCCTGAGTGGTTTGGTCTAGCAGAAACTAATCCAGATAGCATGCCTCAGGTGTATCCAGATGTGCATGCTAGTGAGTATAGTTGGTGCAGTATCACACCTAACTACTTGATTACTAACGACGGCACACTAGAAGAACTACAAACAACAGTCATAGATCTTCTTGAAGATCTCCACGCTGCCAGCCAGTCCTAGATACTTCTACATTACAATTCAAACATAGTGTAACTAGGTTACGAGAACTGATATGTTCTCTGTTGCCGTCTACATAATATACAGTCATCTGCTCTGGAATCTTAGGTTTAAAGTTACAGTTCTCACAGTTAGCTTTCATCCTGTAACCTGCTAGATACCAACGTGGTTGTTTTGGTATTTTTACTTTTTTCTTTTTACGATCACAACTATCGCAAATTTTTCTATAGTAAGTAACACCTTCGCGGTGATAATTTACTGCACAAGGCTTGGAATTACATTCAGAACACACGGGTCTCATAGCACCCTTATTTACACGAAAAAAACACGAACCTTTAAAGGGCAGGCTCTAAACTGGTTGATTTTGATGCCATACGATAAATAGTATAACAAAATCTTTTCTAATAAGGATGAATTAACATGGCATTAGTATCACCAGGCGTCGAAGTTACAGTTATTGATGAGAGTCAATACGTACCAGCAGACACAGGAACAGTTGCAAGCATTATTGTTGCAACAGCACAAGACAAAACAGCAGGCAGTGGCTCAGGCACAGCCGTTGGAACAACAGCCGCTAACGCAGGCAAAACATATCTTATTGGCAGTCAGAGAGAACTTACTGCTACATTTGGTAATCCTAACTTCTATAAGACAGCAGCAGGAACACCAATTCATGGATATGAAATTAACGAATATGGATTGATGGCAGCATACAGTTTACTTGGGGTAAGCAACAGAGCATATGTTACTCGTGCTGATATTGATCTAGCAGAACTAAGCGCAAGTACAAGTCGTCCAACAGGTGCGCCAAGTACAGGTACAATTTGGTTAGATGCAGGTGCAGACAGTCGTTGGGGCATTTTCCAATTTAACGCTAGTACTCGTGCATTTACAAATAAAGTTCCAACTGTTATTACAAGCACAAGCGATTTAGTTGGTGGTGTGCCATTAACTTCAATTGGTGCCATTGGTGACTATGCTGTGGTTGCAACAAACGTTGCTAATCCAACCTACTACAAAAACCGTAGTAACACATGGGTACTAGTTGGTTCTAGTGCATGGCAGACAAGCTGGCCAGCAACACAAGGCACAACAGCAAGCCCAACTCTTGTAAATGGTAATACTATCGTTATTAACAGCACAACAGTTACACTATCCGGCACAACAGTAAGTGCACTAGCAAGTAGCATTAACAGCGCAGCAATTACTGGTGTTACAGCAGCCGCAGTTGATAACAAGATCGAGCTATATGCCACAAGTTCAGCAGCAAGTGACGGTTCAACCACAGACGGAAAGATCACACTAGCTAACGGTAGTGGTACAATCCTAAGTGCTTCTGGTCTAACAGCAGGTACATACGCATGCCCACTTGTTCAACAGAGTGAGCACTATACTGTTCCAGAATGGAAGAGCACAGATACTACACCACGTCCAAGTGGTAGTGTTTGGGTAAAGACCACCACAAGTAACCTAGGTGCAAATCTAGATGTAAGTGTTTACTCAACAACTACTGCACAGTTTGAACAAGTAACTGCTCCTCTGTATGAGAACGACCAAACTGCTCTAAAGAATTTAGATTCTACAGGTGGTAAAGCAATTACTGTTGGCGCATATTATACACAATTTGATACAAGTGAAAATGATACAGTAACCTATAAGATTTTCCGTAGATATGCTACAGGTATCTTAGAAGTTACAGGACTTGTAAATGACGCAAATCCAATCACTAGCAGTGAGCAGTTTACAATTCAAGCAAGCGCAGCTAATAGTACAACACTAACAAGTGCTGTTACAGTTACAACCAGCGGCACAACTATTGCTTCAGTAGCAAGTGATATTAACGCTGCAAACGTAGCTAATGTAAGTGCAAGTGTTACATCAGATGGTTATCTTAAGATTGCACACGCACTAGGTGGAATGCTTATCCTAAAAGACACAACTGGTACTCCGCTAACTGATGCAGGTATTACAACAAGTATTACAACTGGTCAGGTACGTGCAGGTAACTCAAGTGATTTGATCGTAAGCAACTGGGTAGCACCAACATATACAGTAAGTGCAAGCTCACCAAGCGCAGATCCAAGTAACAATCAATATTGGTATCACAGTGGTTTTGAAGTAGACATTATGATTCATGACGGCGGCACTTGGAAGGGTTATCAAAACGTAACTAATGATGCACGTGGACACAATCTATCTAACACAAGCCCAGATGGTGTAATTGTAAGTGCAACAGAACCACTAACACAAAGCGATGAAACCTCAATAGTTTCAGGTGATCTATGGTTAGATTCAAGTGACCTTGAAAACTATCCAAAAATTTATCGTTACGGATTTGTTGACGGTGAGAACCGCTGGAACTTAATTGATAACACAGATCAAACAACAGAAAACGGCATCTTGTTTGCAGATGCTCGCTTTATGGGCGATACAACAACTGACGTTGTTACAGGCACCGTACCAACAACAAAGAGCTTGCTAACAAGCAACGTAGTTGATATTGACCGTCCAGATCCTGCAATTTATCCAAGAGGCATGTTGCTATTCAATACACGTCGTAGTTCCTATAACGTAAAGCAATTCCGTAGTAACTACTTTAGCAGAACAAACTTCAGTGATACTACACTTTACCCAACACTTCCAACAGAAAAGGATGCATGGGTTACAGCAAGTGGTAATCGTAATGACGGTAGTCCATATATGGGACGCAAGGCTGTACGTTCAGTTGTATCAGCAGCAATGAAGGCAGCTATTGATGGTAGTGAAGAGCTACGTGAAGATAGCAGAGACTTTAATGTTATTGCTGCACCAGGATATCCAGAGCTAATTGCTAATATGGTAAGTCTAAATAACGACAGACGCAATACAGCGTTTGTTGTTGGTGATACACCAATGCGTTTAGCAGCTAATAGCACTGCACTACAGAATTGGGCAACCAATGCAAACAGTGCAAGTGATAATGGCGATGATGGTTTAACAACTACTGATCCATATCTCGGTGTGTTCTACCCCTCAGGTCAAACAACTGATCTTAGCGGTTCAACTGTTACTGTTCCAGCAAGTCATATGATTCTACGTACTATTGCACGTAGCGATGATCAGAGCTTCCAATGGTTTGCTCCAGCTGGCACACGTCGCGGACTTGTTGACAACGTCGGTAGCATTGGTTACATTAACAGTGCTACAGGAGAATTTGTTACAGACAACGTTCGTGAATCACTACGCGATACATTGTATGCAAATAAGATCAACCCACTTACATTCTTTAACGGTGTTGGTATTCTCAACTATGGTAATAAAACAAACGTAGCGGGCGCAAGTGGATTAGATCGTATTAACGTATCAAGACTAGTTGCATATCTACGTAAGACTATCCAACGCACAGCAGTTGGCTTTGTGTTCGAACCAAACGATAAGATCACAAGAGACGAGCTCAAAGAGCAGATTGAACAGCTAATGAACGATCTTGTTGCGAAGCGTGGTATTTACGATTACCTAGTAGTTTGTGATGAATCAAACAACACAAATGATAGAATTGATCGTAACGAACTATACGTTGATATTGCTATTGAGCCAGTTAAGGCAGCGGAATTCATTTATATTCCAATTAGGCTTAAGAATACAGGTGAGATCGCTAGCGGCAACATAGCAGCAGCACAAGCAGTTTAAGGCACCTTAAACGTAAGAAATAATGGGGGATCCTAATAAGACCCCCCATTTTTCTTGAGCGGATATAGATAAATAATACTATAATATAAGGAGGCAGACAATATGTCAGTTTCATCACTAACAAAATTTACTGTACCATTAGACAGTGATCAGTCAGCTAACGCACAGGGTTTGCTAATGCCCAAGCTAAAATATCGCTTCCGTGCGTTATTTGAGAACCTTGGCGTGTCTACTCCACGTACAGAACTAACAAAGCAGGTAATGGACATTACTCGTCCAAGTTTAACATTTGAAGAAATGGAAGTACCTGTATACAACTCACGTGTTTATCTAGCAGGTAAGCATAGTTGGGAACCAATTACAGTTAACTTCCGCGATGACGTAAATGGTAGTGTAAGCAGACTACTTGGCGAGCAGGTACAAAAGCAGTTCGATGTAATGGAACAAGCTAGTGCCGCAGCAGGTATTGACTACAAGTTCATCACAAGATTTGAGATTCTAGATGGTGGTAACGGAGCAAGTGTAGCAAACGTTCTCGAGACTTGGGAACTTTATGGTTGCTTTATCCAAAATGTTAACTACAATGACTTAAACTACGCTTCAAATGAGCCTGTAACTATTACAGCAGCAATTAGATTTGATAACGCAATTCAGTCACCAATTGGTGACGGCGTTGGTGCTAGTGTAGCACGTAACGTAGGTACAGTTGTAACTGGTTAATAGTAAACCTATATAGAAAGAGCCCTCAGTTTTTGAGGGCTTTTTTTATGGATAAATACTGTATAGGAGAATCGGTTTGGCAAGTGTAAACTCGCTTTTAAATGCTCTTGAAAAGGGCGATCAGATCAAAGACTTTCAGCATGCTGCTAGGTTGTTTGTAGACAATAACTATGAATTACAGCCTAGGTATCAGCATCTATTTGCTGTAGTTTTTAATTTTACCCCTGATGCTGCACAACTTTTTAATAGTGTTGAGAAGATGGAAATACCTATGCTAGTCAAAACAATTGATTTGCCTAGCTTTACAGTACAAACAGAAACTCATAACCAATATAACAAGCAAACTCACAGCCAACATAAAATTAATTACAGTCCTGTAAACATTACATTTCATGATGATCAAAAGGATTTAATTAGAAGTTTCATACATACCTACCAAAACTTCTACTATAAAGACAGCAGTCATCCTCTAGGAAGCGGCACTTATAACACCGAAAACAAATATACAGGATACAGAAACGGACAATGGGGTTTTAGTCAAGGTAACACACGATTCTTTAAGGATATTAGAGTATACTCAATGTATCAAAAGCGTTTTGCTGAGTATACATTAGTCAATCCTATTGTAACAAGTTTTGGACATGACAGTCACGCATATGCAAGTGGCGGTCTGATGCAGCATAACATGAGTATAAACTATGAAGCAGTTAAGTATTCGACAGGCTTTGTAAACAATATTAACCCTAAGGGGTTCGGTGAGATACACTATGATAAAACACCTAGCCCGCTAGGACAGTTTGGTAATTTACTTGAGGATACGGTACTATTCCAAGGCGGATTACTAGATGCAGCAGGCAGTGTTGCACAAGACTTATTCAGCGGAAATATCCTTGGTGCTGTAGTAAAAGGTGCTGTTATATTTAATGAAGCTAAGGATATAGACCTAGGTTCTGTTTTAGAAAAAGATGGAACAAGAATACTAGGTGGCATACTCAGAGGTGAAAACCCAATTAGTGATATAATCATACCAACCTCTCAAGGTAGTAGTACATTAGGCGGCAGTCCTCCCGTAAGAGGAAGTGTAGACAGAACAGTCAACATGCCAACTAACAAAGTACAAAGTAACGGTGTTAATATAGGTAGCAATACATTTAACACACCAGGAATCAATCCTAATGTAAATATAGGATCAGCTACTAGTATTCCAAGTTTAGCGGGTACGATAGCTAATCCAAATAACATAAGTTCATTTGTAAATAATCTATTTAAAGGCGGCTCTGACTTTAATCAAAAGAATTTGAAACAAGATCAACTAACAGATAGACTAAATGTTCTTAACAATCAAATAACCAATGATTCTGCTAGTGGTACAATTAATCCACACCTAATTAAAGAGCGTAACGACTTACAAGATAGATTAGATCTACAATTTGGTAGGAATGTATAATGTCAGTTAACACAAGTTTACCTATAGTCAACCCAGATGACAGCGTAGATGAATATGTAAGACAATACTTTGATACATACTTTGACTCTAAGTTTTCTGTCGATGAAAATCAATACGAGATAGTAAAAGCGTTTTTTAGTAATAGGACTAGTAATCCTAGTAATCCTAGCATAGCATCCAATACGATTGCACTACTTTTAGCAGCAGATCAACTTAAAATGTATCCCTCAGATTTAATCAAACGTATAGACACTGCTGATTACAAAAAAACATTTGGTATTATTTTAAATTTAACTAGGGCCGGCACTAGCTTAATTGGATATGAACAAGCTCGTCCTGTATCACAAGAAAATCGTAGACAGGTTACAGCGTAATGCGTTGGGCCAATGGCTTATATGAACTGGCCAATCCCAGTAAGTATGCGGGTACAAAGAAGCCACGCTATCGTAGCAGTTGGGAACATGCTTTTATGCGCTTCTGTGATAATCATCCTAGCGTAATAAGTTGGGCGAGTGAAGGTATACAAATACCCTATCGTAATCCTCTTACAGGCAGACAGAGTGTGTATGTACCTGACTTCTTTATAATGTATCAAAATAAAAATGGTAAAAAACGTGCAGAGCTGATTGAAATTAAACCTGAGAGTCAAACAAGACTCAACGAGCGTACAAGCCAACGTGATAGACTTGCTATTGCTATCAACCATGCTAAATGGGAAGCGGCTGCTAAATGGTGTAGACTTAAAGGTGTACAGTTTCGTATTATAAACGAAGGTGATATCTTTCATCAAGGCAAGAAACGCCGATAAGTAATTATATGACAAAAAAACTTGAAGAACTATTTGAAGTAGAAGATGTAGAGCCTGATGTTGATACTGAAGAAGCAGTTGAAGCAGTACAGGCAATAACTGCTACAGCACCTGATCTAACCACAGCACTTGAAGCAGTGGACAAGATTGATGCTGCACTACCAATGATCCGTGACTTAGAAACAAGTGACAGTGAGCTAGATGATATTGCTAACACAGCACGTAACACCTTTCAAGACCTAATGGATTT